TAGCGGCCATCCTTAGGCTCGTCTTCGTCTATCTTGATCCATTCTTCTTTAAAGATTCCACCACTCGCAGCTTCAAACGAAGCCATAAACTCAGTCCTGAAAGCAAAAGAGGACATAGACTTCTTTGCAGCTTCAATTTCTTTTGGGTCAAGTAATGGGTTATCGAAGCTAGTAAAGTGCCAGCTTTTATATTCTTTGTCATCTTGTTTGTCCCCATAAGTGTACAACTCATAGAAATGGTTACGCCCCATCGGGGTACCAATAAACAGAGCTTTACCCTTTAAATCTGCCAACGCAGGTCTGAGGATCTGCTCAAACACTGATGGCTTCATGTCTGCGTACTCATCAAGCACTACAAACTTTAGTGAGACACCACGCATCGTCTCTGGTCTGTCAGCACCCTTTAGACTGATGACAGCTCCATTGACTAACTTGATCTGCATATTGTTCACATGGCTGGACTCAATAACAGGGTTACCGAGTTCCAACAACGTGAGCCACATAATATCTCTGGCTTGCCCCTGTGTTGGGGCTACATACCATACGTTTCCTCTGTCAGCCTGCAATGCCTCAACTATGAGCATCCATGCAGCTAACCTGGACTTACCGGTTCTACGGCCAGCAGCGACCACCTTAAATCTGCTCTGGTCATTCCATACCTGTTGCTGCCAAGGTAATAACTTAATGTCCAGATTCATAATCTACGTCTTCTGCATCTATGGTGTCTGCCTCTACCTTGGCATCAGTGACACCAGAAATGTTAATTGTGATTCCTGCTTTGCTGGCTGCACCGTGCTTTTCAAAATAAGACAAAGGCAACAATCTATCAGCACACATCTTTAACATCGCTGCCTGGTCTTTATCGGTAGGGTCCAAGGCTTTGTTAATAATCGTTTGGATGATCGTGTCACCCTTTGTGGTCAATAGCCTCGCATGAAATTCTCTTATGCGTGCAGCTTCACCGGGAGGCCTTCCTAACACAGCCCTCTTTTTCTTTGCCTCAATCGCTGCCTTCTTCGGACGACCTGCACCTCTAGGGTTCTTCTTAGGTAACACAGAAACCGTATTCTGTGTAGGCATAGAAGGGGCATCGGTGGAAGAAGACACAAGAACAATATCTTGGTCTTTTGTTTCCAAGTTTCCTCCAATATAGGTCAGCACAGAAAACACAAAACCTAAGGTAAGTTGTTAATGTATGTTTTTTTTAAGGCACTACCTAGTAGTTTGTTGTTTCTGTGCTATCAATATAGAGCACTATATCACATCATCATATTAACAGTCCATAGTAGCATGAATGCGCATATAGTTAGCTACTTTGAGGTGTTCTTCAGCAGTGCCGTTGCTTTTGATGGTATTGGCTCTTTTAGAGATAATTACTACATTACCTTTTACATAGCCTTTATTGGAATCTACCCTGTCAAAGCTGGGACTATTATCCTGTATCACAGTGTTGAAATAGTCTATTGCTATTCCCAGAACAGGGCAGTGAGTAGGGAAGTCTAAGTCACCAAACTCTATAGTCCAATCGTAACCTACCCGGATAGCATTGGCCTTCTTTACCCTAAACTTCTCTCTCATGGCTTGATAGATATAAGATCTACGGTGGTCTTTGTCTTTCCATTTATTGCCCCACTTAGAGACCATCTTCTCTTCTAATACTTCTAAGTTCTTCTGCCTCTTAATGGTAAAAGCATCAATGTTATGTCGCTGACAAATCTGCTTAACCCTCTGTCTTGAGATTCTATTGTCTAGCAACTTGGCTATCTCGGTATAGCCTTGACCCTCCTTAGCCCACTTAAGTATCTGTTGTCTTTCCTGGTCATCTAATTTGCTTGTAAATGGCATAGAACCTCCTTGACTGTAAAGCAACATCATATACTATTTTGTCTACTTTGTCAAGCATTATTTATAGTTTCTTAATAATTCATCGTTGCCTGCTCAGGCCTTCGCAATGCACAGATTCCTAGATTCCAGCGCACAGATTCCCAGATTCCAGCACTGATTTCATAGACCTGTATTGCCTATGCAGGAAAACAGATAAGACATTGATTCTTATGCTCTTTTTCTTATAAGGCAATAACGTCTATTTTGCTCTTTTTTGAGGCTAAGCAGGTTCAACAATATTATCATCACAGCCTCAACCCCACCCCCCCTGTCATGTTAGTCAGTGCTTACTTACCAGGCTATGTTGCTATGCAGCATGGCACAGTGTTTGCCTATGCAAGAATCATGCCAGGTCTGTGCAGGCTATGTTGCAGTGCAGTATATGGGGCAATGTTGCACCACATTAGGGCAACCTAGTCTGTGCCGTGTTGCACCAATCGAGTGCAATAATAATACCTGACCAGGTTTGTCAAGATAAGGGTTTTCCCTAGTATCTTCGATGCAATTCTGTGCGTTATAGTAGAGTCTGAGTTACACAATTAAACCACTAAAGAAAGGCACTACACCATGAGAGCAATAGCAAAATCAGACATCGATAGTAGTTACAATATCATTGAAGACGGCAAGGTTGTGGGCTATATTGATAGGACAGAGGACAAATTAGGGTATAAGTGTTGGGGAGTGTTCTTCTCTTCTCTGCCGCCAAAGTTTTTGGGTAGTTTTGCAAGCGCTAAAGCAGTAGCACAGTATTACAAAGAAGGCGATTTTTATTATTAACCTAGATTAAAGAGGAAACTAAAATGGGAAGCCAAAAACTTATTAAAGCATTGATTGACGTGGGAATCAGTCCTCAGAAACTATCTGTAGATGGTAGATATGGGGAAGACACAGTAGTTTTAGAAGAGTCTGGCGAGTTTCAAGTATTTGCGTATTACTCTGAATACGAGGACTCACCTGGACTTAGTGCCGGCAATGTCACCTATATTTGCCCATCAAACTTTCATAACGAATTACCTGTAGTAAACAGTCTTGAAGAAGTCGTTGATGATGTTCTTAGGGCAAGAATGCACATCAGAACAGAAGTAAATGAGATGCAAGCCAATGGGGGAGAATTACCCGATGGTTGGTGTTATTAATTTAAACTAAAAAGGAACCTAGACATGGAAAACACTAAACACAATGGTTGGACAAACTACGCCACTTGGAGAGTTAATCTTGAATTCTTCGATGATGGGGCAGGAGAGTACTATAAAACACCTGAAGAGTGCCGTGACTATGTCGAATCAGTCATTGAGGAACAGGCAGAGGGCATTGCCTTAGACTATGCTCTAGCCTTTCTGTCTGATGTCAATTGGCATGAGATAGCAGAACACATGGTAGAGGAGGTTTAATCATGACTATGTGGCAATATGCTAGTCTGGCAGCTTTATTATTTGGCTGTGCAGCTATAATTATGGTAATGAAACCCTGGGATCTAGACTAAAATGCTAAACTTATCCATCGCTTTCACTTTGTTTTTCTTTTCTCTAACTTTATCTACTTTATGGGGTTAAAAATGAAACTTTATGCAAGTAAGAACGACTATCCTTTAGATTATGACGAGGAGCATTTGGACAATCAATATTTTGCCGAGGCGTTTCCTAATGCCAAGGGCCTTGGTGATCTGTATCGACAGACCTACAAGTACACAGCTTGTGGGCCTTGGTTGTCTGCACAGATCCAATACATTAAGGTGTTTGAATCTGATGGATATAGTGGTGATATGCCGCACGAGCAAGAGGTAATCGAGTGGATTCACTCGGATGATCTTTACAGCCTTGGCTCATGGTCTGACATGGATGCTCAAGGGGTGCTGGTGACTGCCTTGATGGTTGGTTCTATTGTCGAGGGTTGCGACTTGGGAACGAGTAAGCATGAAATTGAGGCAAAACAATTAGATGAAGATCCAAAACAATTTGCCAAAAGGTTTTCCAAAGCGGTTAAAGAGGTAAACGCAGAGGCAAATTCAATTTGGAATGACACGCATGGTTGCGAGACTTGTGCGGAGCATTGGCACGAGGAAGGATTAATTGGATGGGGGCAGGGCGGTCAAAATGGAAATGACGGAATGACCCCTGTGTGGAAAGATTGTCCTGCCTGTGGCGGAACAGGCGCTGTCATTTAAACGGAGGAATAACATGAAGCATAAACAATGCAGTGCAGATCAGACTAACATGAGCAGTCTACGGGGTTATGTCAACGCCACATATGACGAATTGTGTCGATGCTTTGGTGCGCCAACAGTCTTTATTGGCGATAAGACCAATGCAGAATGGTTCATAGAATTCGAAGATGGCTCAGTCGCTACCGTCTACGATTGGAAACTAGACCATATACCGTTGGAGCCTTATCGATGGCACATCGGGGGTTTTGATGCCTATGCTGTTGCATCTGTGCATGAAGCCCTGATAGAATCTAGGCTGTCTAACTTTACCAACAAGCAAAGAGAGGTTTTATCATGTTACTAACTAACGAGGAAGTAGTGGACATTTTAGATGAAAGACTAGATTACAGCGATTTCGGTAATTGGCACGGCAGCGAGGATGATTTAATCGAATTCGCCTATTATGTAGTGAAAGCAGAAGATCAAAAAAGGCTCCAATTAGCGTATGAAAAGGATTTATTGAGAGATATCTATTTCAGCGAATCAATGGAAGCCTTTGATGCCCTATGTATTAAAAAGGGGACACCATGAGATGCCGGTCATGTAATGAGGCTTTAACCGATTATGAAACCACTATTAGGTCAGTTTACACCAGGGATTATCTATCTATGTGCAAACAGTGCCTAAAATCGATTAAAACAGACCTTGTAGCCGTTGGTAATGTTTCCCTGATGTCTGAGGCAGACGAAACAGACGAAGGCACAGAGAGCGATTTAGACCCCTTATCTGGCAATTTCGATATTGAGGACTATTCTGATGAACAATGGAGGGACAGATGAGGGTTTTAATTGCCTGTGAGTTTAGCGGGACTGTCAGAGATGCCTTTATTGCTAAAGGACATGATGCTATGTCTTGCGATTTAGAGCCAACAGAAAGCCCTGGTCCGCACTATCAAGGTGATGTTTTTGATATAATCAACGATGGTTGGGATCTTATGATTGCTCACCCTCCATGTACACACCTTGCCGTTAGTGGTGCTAGGCACTTTGCCAAAAAGAGGCAAGACGGAAGACAACAGCAAGGCATAGACTTTTTTATGGCTTTTGCTAATTGCGTAATTCCTAAATATGCTATAGAAAACCCCATTGGGATAATGTCTAGTATTCACAGAAAGCCTGACCAGATTGTTCAGCCTTGGGAATATGGACACAAAACAACAAAAGCCACTTGTTTATGGCTTAGGGGCTTGCCTTTGTTGAAACCAACAAACATTGTTGAAAAAGGTGAGTTTGTTGTGTTCCCTAGTGGTAAGCGAATGTCTAAGTGGTATGCAGACTCAGCTAAAAACTCGCCAAAGGAACGGGAACGCATTCGTAA